TGAGTAAATGCATCTACGTTTACCTCCATTGCTGCGGTTATATCCGCAACCTTGAAGCCTCTCCCTTTTAAAACTTGTTTAATAGATGCGTCTGAGAATCCTTTATCTCTAGACATATTAATTATATCAGTCATTGAAGAATTAGATGTAGTCATTAACTGAAGTGAGTCTGAGAGCACAGCTGTCTCCGCATTTTCAAACGCCTTGTTTTCTGACAACAAGTCTACTACTACAGCATCAGTAAACTCATCAAGAGATAAGTCTTGTATCTGTTCTGGTGTAAGCTTAGATATACCTGTTAATTTTTTAATAAAATCAAACAACTCATTTAACCAAGCCCTAAAGTTTTTCGTTTGCGCTGCACTAGCGAATGAATCTCCCTTGTTTCCTATTGCTGTAGCAAGGGCTTCTTCAAGAATGTATTCGTTAATTTCAGTTTCAGTTGCTCCATCTGCAATCATCTGCTTAATAACTTTCTTGTAAGCCTTACTGTTTCTTACGTCAGACTCATACTCTGTCCCTTCAACTAGAGATAGACCTTTTTTATATGTATCAGGAGCTAACTCTTTAGCAGTGTTTAACCACAAGTGACCGAATTCATGAACAGGCGTGTCGTAATTTTCAAGAGCAGGGTTTAGGTATAGCTTGCCATTGTAAACTGCACCATAAACTTTTTGATTCTTAGTCATTAACTTTTTAGCACTTAGGTCAGAGACTAAATTGTCAAATTCTTGTTGGTCTGTTACAACCTCTGTGTTAGGAAACGACTTCGTTAATTTTGAAATAAACTTTTCGTAATTAGTTTTAGATGATGGCTGTACAACAAAAGAACTTCCTGCCGTCATAGAAGCTTTTCGCATAGCAGCACCTCTTGCTTGTTTAGCTGTAGTGGGTTTTGTATCTGCTGCTCCTTTACTTCTTTCTGCTTCAGTTGTTTTAGTTTCAATTAGTCCATCTATCTTAGCGTCTATAGTGCTAAGAATATTCTTGTTAACCGCCCAGAAAGGAACAGTATCTGATAGCATAGCTACCACCTCACCTCTTATATATATAGGATAGTTTCTGTGCTCCTTAATATCCTCAGCTCTCTGCTGTTCAGGCATAACAATTGCATCGTCAATATTGTTTTTAGTTATTGGATTACCGTTGCTGTCTGTGATTTTTAAAACCATAGTCATAGCCCCCATAGGTAGGTCCTTAGCAAACTGCTCTAGGTTTTCTTCACGAACAGACTCTTGAGTTATACCTTCTGCTTGGAATAATTTACCAACCTCAGTGCCTGCATTTACATTAGCCGTAGGAAGTACAGTTTTAAATATTTTTGCTTTTGTATCAACGTCTAGCTTTTCAAACTCTACTGTAAATTCTACTAACGTCTTTGAATTCTTACCTATATTGTTTACTACCTCAGTTTTCTTTCCAAATTTTTTATTAGATAAGTCATTCATCATTGCATTGAAGATAGCGTTTCTATTTGGAGACTCCTTTATCTTATCTGTTAAGGTATCTAATAGCACAACATTAGAGTCTACCGCTTCTGGTTTCATCATATACACTACAGTATAATCTGATTTAACAGACCCCCTTACAATGTCCTTAGCTGCATTAGGTGTTATAGAGGCCCACGCTATTTGTTTCCCATATACACCTTCTTGTAATGCAAAGAAAGCTCCACCCATTCTTTTCTCGTCAACCTTTAAAAGGTCAGCCATAACAAGATTGATTCGCTTGTCTTGTAAATCTTTAACGGACATCTTACCAACCTTATTTGCAAGCTTGGTATTTTCCGTAACAACTATAGGTGTTGTTGGTAGGTTAGTCTCCTCAACTGTGAATGATTTTTCACTAAGCTCAGGCTGAACTTTTTCCATTAGCTTAAGAGCTCTATCTTCTAGAGCCTTCTTTCTTTCTGGAGTTATACTGGTATCGTCAAGCTGAAATTGAGATGGGTTTTTAATCGATGCTTCTAAGTCTGCCACCTCTTGAGCTAGAGCTATACCTTCAGGAGTTTCTTCAGGTAATAAAGTAAACTCTTCAGGAAGTAGCATTACTTTTTGCTGAGCAAATTTCATCGTGTCATAAGCCTCTTTTACTTTAGCTTCTGCCTCCTCGAACTTACCTTCTTTCCTTAATGCTCTAGCCTCATCCCTTAAAGCAAAAGCTTTTTCATTAACGCCTGAAAAATTAACCCAAGAGTTCTGACCTCTAGTCTCAGTTGTCATTGCTCTTCTAGCTACAGGAGAGTACATTCTGGAGTGAACATTCCAAGCATTCTCTTCACCTATTGGGCCAAAGCTATTCCCTTCTGTAGAGTGTCCAAAAAAGTCATGAACAAACCTGAATACATCATTAGCTAAAAGGGGTTTCCCATTCTTGTCTTTAAAACTTGTTGGAGCTAACATTGGATTAGATGCTCTATCTGCATCGGTAATACCCTCAAAACCAAAGCCTTCCTCTGTTGAGAATATCCTCATGGTCTTGTTGTCTCTGAGGTCTGAAATCATCTCAGAAGAGTTTTTATACTCTGTGTCACTCATCTCTAGCGTATATCCAGCAGCTATTATATCTTCATACTGAGCTATAGTTTCACCTATCAAAGCCTTATAGGATGCCTGTACTTCAGGGTCATTAGGATTTGACTCTTGCTTTTCGTATGCTTCTGATATTCTATTTGAACGCTCTTCGTCTAGCTTCGTTATTCTCTCACCCTTTGGCGTATCAATTCCAGTTCTCTCTTTAACTCTAGTTTCAATTTCTGTTGCTTCCTGTAAGGGCTCACTAAAGAGTCTGTTTCCTGCTGCAACTTCTGGGTTTGTTTTTTCATTTGTGTTTTCATTTGTATTTGCAATATTACGTTCTTTTTTTCTATCAACCTCAGGTTTCTCAACTAATGTTACATCACCTTGAAAGCTGCCTATCTCATTTCCATCAGCATCAATTGTTGTAAACTTTACAGAAGCACGTACTCCTGTATCTCCCTCTCTTATTTCATTTATTTCATAAGTAGCCGTCTCACCTTCTTCAAGGTCTAGTCTATCTTCAGGATTAATTTCATAATTAGTATCCGCTAATGCTACCTCTTCAGAAACGAATGAATCATTTCTTTGGTCCGTTGCTTTATCGCTTCTGTTGAACTTAAACTTGGTGACTTTCATTCCATCACGCTCTCTTACAGACTCCTGTTTAGTTCTAGTAAAGACTCTACCCTTTGCATCTTCTTCTGTTTGAACAACAGTCTCATTCTCCTGTAGATTATCCTGTATTGGACTGGCTACTTGTTCCGTTTCGGTGGTCTCAAGTTCTGTGGTTTCTTGGATGGGTACTCCTGTTCCCACTCCTTGGCTATCTTCGGTTTGTTGGCGTGCATCCACGCTCTCTGTTTCTGTGATTTGAACGGCATCTATTTTATCTTTTAATTGTTTAGCAACCTCCTCGTCATTTGCAACCTTACCATTAAATTTAGTTAGCTCACGTACTGACATTTTTCCAAGACGTTTTAAAAACTCTTGTTTACTGTAAGACTTTCCGTCAATTACATACTGAGATAACTCAGCTCTTACATCTCCAACCTCTACGCCTGGAGAAAATATAGCATCTATCTTAGCTCTGTTTTCTTGCGGAGCTAATGATTTGTTTTCTAGTATGAAAGCAATCTCTCCGTTAATGTCTTTTATCTTCTGACCAAAGACCTCTCTACGATTTGTGTCTGCAGAATATTCTTCTTTAGCAGACAACAGCTCCATTAGTCTAGCCTTAACTTTCTTGTTGTTTGGTTTATTTTTGCTAGCTCCAAAATCTAGCATGTTGTCTGCATCCTTAGACAGGCCTAAGTTTTTCTGTATACGCTGCCCTTGGTCTTCATTAATCTTACCAAGCTCAACCATGTTGTTTGTCCACGCAGAGATTCTAGTATCTGATTCTTTCTCGTTTACAATAAAGTTTATATCTGTTAGCTTAGACGCTAGTTCTATATTGGAATTATTTCTTCCGTCTATAAGCTTGTTTACCACCATCATACTGGCGTTGTTTCCAAAGCCTCCGATACCCTCAGCGGCTATCTCTTTAAAATCTAATTCATCTCCAACCACAACTTGTGCAAGAGCCTCTCCAGCCATCTCTCCAATAGGGTCAAATATGGCACGCTCTGCTAATTGCGAAGCAATCTTTTTAGTTCGAGTTGCAACTTTTCCTACCTGAAAAACACGACCAGCTAATCCTGCAGTCAGGTAATCAACTAAAGCAATAGGGATACCACGCTTTAAACCACGCTCTTTTGCTAATGCCCAAACAGCATCGTCTTGCATAGCAAGCTCAACATCCTTAGCATTAAGAACATCATATCCATTAGATTCCATAGCAGCAAAATACTCGTTAGTGTATTCCATTGATAAAGCCGTTAAAGACATTCCAACTTTCAGCCCTGTTGCTGCACCAGCTATAGCTCCAGGGACAGCCCCTACTCCTCCAGCCATAGCTCCTGTTCCTCCTCCGTAAGCAGCTCCCACTGCTGTAGAGCCTGTAACTAATTCTGCTCCATAAGGAAGCATCATACCGATAGAGTTTGCAGCCATAGCTAACGCTAGTTCTTTTGGGTTTCTTATAAAAGCATCCATGCTTTCTCTAAAACCTTCAGCCCTATTCCATCGTGATAAAGCTTTTGAATCTTTTTTCCCTCTATTCTTAGTCTTCAAGGCTACTATCATTTCAGCAGCTTTCCTTCTATCATCCTCATCATCAAGGTCTAAGGACTGGAAATCAAAAGCCATACCTGTAGATAACTGAAGTATTATTTCAGACGCATTACCATCATTCAAACCTTTTGTTAGTTCTGAATAAACAGCAGCTGCTCCTTCTTCAAAATTATCTGTTATAGTCTTGTCGTACTTGGCGCTATAAAAAGTCTTAGCCATCTCGTACTTGTTTGCAGCATGTTTTTTCTCTGCATTAAGGGATACTTTCTGTATCTTAAATTTGTCTAACAACTCAGCTTGCTGTTCGTTTTGCGGCTGGATGTCAGTAAGGTCTTCTAGTCTTACACCAAACGTGCTTAATGACTCTACCTGTAAAGCATCCTCGTAAGCTAGGGCTTGATAGTTTGCTCCTGAAGCTTCCTTTGCTAATGCTGAATATTTTTTTTGTAATAATAGGTCATATTTCTCTCTAAGCTCTAGCATCTCTTCGCTACTTACCTCACTATATAAGGCAGCTTCTTTTTCCTTAAGCTCTGATAGTATCACATCAGTGTCATCTCGAAGTTGTCCGTTTACATATAGACCCTTGTATTGCTTTCTTTGCTCTGGAGTTAACTCCTCAATATAGTCATTATCAAAATCACCAACCTGAGCTTCTATAAAGTCTATCTTATCTCTCACTTTAAGATACTCATCATACTTAGCTTGCTCAGCTTTAAAGTTTAATCCTACCTCGCTATATATTTTTTTACCTATAACATCTGTGGAGTGGCTGTCTTTCCAAGCTCCCTCTGCAAATCTCTGTGCCTCATCTTCAGTATCAAACTGAAATATCTCACCTCGTTCCTCAGCAAGTTTCTTTGCTTCAGCAAACTCAGGCTCAACCCAGTCATCAGGAGATGTACCATACCATTCAGTGTTCTTAGGAAATAGTGTAGGCATTGCATAATACTTTCCATCTGCCTCGAAAGAAGTCATTAGTACAGTAGATGTAGTTCCGTCAGGATTTATCCTTCCAACTGTACGCAAGTTTTGCGCCTTATCTGACTGTCCATCAAAGTCTAAAAGTTCATTTGTTTGAAACTGCTCAAGAGCATTTGCACTTAAAAAGTTTTTTAATTTTTGAGATTGTAATATCTCTGTTTCTGTAGTAAAAGGGTCAAGGTTTATTGTTACTGTTTGGGTATTGTCAAAGTTTGACACAACCATAGAGTCTCCGAAACCACTTTCTTCAAAAGTAAAACCATACTTCTGAAACTTATCTCTTAGCTTAGGAACAACCTCTTCTTCTTCTTGGTCAATAAGATTAGCATTTATAATTGACAGGTCGTTCTGAAACTGCTCACCCTGAGTTAATAAAGACTGATTAATCTTAAGCTGCTCAAGCGCTGCTTCTTGGTCAAGCTTTTCTTGTTTTTGAAAATCTTCCATGTCTATAGCCCTCTGAGTATCAAAGGCCTCTTTAGATTCTCTAGCTTCTACCTGAGCGATTACATCTGGAGGTTTTACTTCAGGAATAAGTGTGTTGTCTTGAACCTGTACTGGTGGCTGTTCTCTAACATCAGCCTCAGTGTCTTGTAAATTAAACTTATTCTTGAACTGCTCCAATAAACCAACTTCCGAATCTGATTCCGTAATATCTTTTTTTTTTACTGTCTTCGGAGGCTTTACTCCAATAAGAACGGAGTAGTCATCCTTAGACTGACGGTATCCTTGGCTTACAAATAAACCAAACATATCATCCAATGCATTGGTGTTGTTAGCCATAAGCATTTTAAAGTCATCAATAGTTCCGTTGTAACCTTCTTGCTGAAATAATCCAAAAGAATCTATAATCGCTTGTTCGTTCATGTGTTTTTATTTAATTAAGGTTTTCCGTTATATCCTGCCCCTACTCCTCCAGAGTTCACTGTTGTTCCTGCACCACCAGCTGAACCGCTTGTACCACGTCCTGTTCTTTTTGTTGTACCTGTCCGCTTTTTCCCTTGGGTGGCTAGTGCCTGTGTTTTAAGACCTTCTTCATTTTCCTGACTCTTCATTATGAAGTCTTTTATTTTATCTGCGTAGTCTGACTTAGTTATATCAATCTCTATCTCACCTCCACCTTTCATTTTAACCTTAACAAATCTATCTTTATTACCTCCTACACCATAGGTTTCTGTTAGTGTAAAGTCTGCTGGTAAACTATCTTTAAAGGCCTTCACCATTTCACCATTAGCATTATCAACAGGATTGCCGTTAGAGTCAGCATACGAAGCTCTACTTCCATCTATTTTTGCGTCTAACACAATTCTTCTGTAAGCCTCTTTAGTAGTTTCTTCTGTCTTAGTATCACCAGCACTAAAGCCTGTAGATGTCTCGTTACGTTTCTGAGTAAGGTCTAATCCTGAGGAATTTAGCACAGTATTTATATCAGTAATTTTATTCTTATCACCTAAAAAGAAGTTAGCGTTAGCTGTAATCCAAGCACTTTGGTCAAGCGGAGTTCCATCTGCACCTACCCATGGTCTTGTTTCTGAAGCTTTACCGTCAAGGTATGTTATAATTATATTATCTCCAGTTCTATCTATTGTATCAATGTTAGGGTTAATCCCTCTTAAGAAATCAGCAGCCTCTTGCACGCCAGCATCATCACCATAGAAAAGCTTACCTAAATTACTAACAACATTCTTATCCTTGTTTTCTTGGTCTCCTTTATTTATTTCTGCAGTACTTTCTTTAGGCTCGTTATATGTAGAGATTGTTTCCTCTCTGTCTATCTTGTTTCTAAAGTTTGTTTGAACAGTCTTAAATATTAAGTCTTTTTGTTTCTTAGAAAATTCAGGAGTTATAGTTCCGCTTCCGTCATCCGTTAATAATACCAGGTTAGGGTCTTTAGCAGCTGCATCCTTATCAAAAGTAGGCATAAAGTTTTTACCTGTCTCTGGGTTTACAGACAAACTATTAGTAAGGACTGATAACCCATTTAAAGGGTTTGCTGATACATAGCCGTTAATCATATCTTTTTCCATGGTAAGAAAGCTGGACACAGCCTTTTCACCTGCTGTCCCTATCGTTCCACGCTTAGTAGAGTCTAAAAGCTTTGTTATATCCCCAGCATATGTTGGACCTCCAGCAGCTCTTATACTGGTTATAAATGTACCTAACCTGTCTGCTTCAGTAGTCATAGTTGCAGATACATCAAACACATCATATTTTTGTTTATATCTATTACGCAGCTGATTTACAGTCATAAAGTCGTTAGGGTCTTTACTCATTACTCTAGTTCCATTACCAGCATCAACCATCTTACCAATACTTACGCTTCCGTCTTCAGAGTTTATGTAAGACTGTGAGTTCTTTAGGTTTGATAATCCTTCTATCTGCTCCATCAACCAAGACTCTACAACTTGACTCTCTCCATTTTCAAGTCTTTCCATTTTACTAGTATACTCAGCTTGATACTCCTTAGATAAACCAAACAACTGTTTAGTTCCATCTGTTAAATTCTGACGAGCTACGGTATAATCTCTGTCTTTCATTACACCACTCTTTAATAACCTGTCTTGAATTAATCGCATACGTGAAGCGTCAGCTGCATGACCTAAAGCAAAAGCATTAGCAGTCTTGAAGTCTCCAGAAGGAGCGTCATTAAGTATGTCTTGATATTCTCTTGTAGAGGCATCAAAAGCATCTCTCTTTGCCTGCCTTGCAGCACTTGCATCAAGTAGGGTTTTTGACAAGTTAGCACCTATCTCTTGCCAGTTCACACCAGCTGCGTTTTCTCTTTCTACGTATCCGTAATAACTCATGTGTTGTTGTTTTATTTGCTACTTCTATTATTCAAAGTTACCGCTTAATTGAGACATAATCATATTTCTCTGAGCAGGTGTATACATTTGCAGCTGTAACTGAAACTCTGCTGGGCTTAATTTGGACAATTGGTCAAAGCTTGTTATGGCAGTGTCTTGCATTGCAGTACCATCTGCGTTCATTACCTGAGTAGTTCCAAGGCTACCAAATTTATCTGCGTCATAGCTTAACCCACCAACATTAGATTGAATCTGTCCTGCGCTATATTGGTCATTAAACTCTTTACGTGTTCCACCCCCTGCCAAAAACTCCTTTCTTGCATCCTTCTTAAAGTCTTTCTGCATTCCTGCAACCTGCCTAGCGTCCTTGCTTCTTGAGTAGGTGGGAACCATAGCTAAACCTTGTTGAGCTACATTAGCAACACCTGCAAAAGCTTCTTGCTTTAACTGAGCGCTTGCGTCAGAAGCCTCGGCTGCGGCTCTCTGAGCACCACCAGCTTCACCTAATTTTATCTGAGTTCTAATATCACTTTTTCTTGTGGCCTCATCTGCAGAAAGCTTTTCTAAATCTCCTAGGTCAGTGCCCATAGCTGTCCTTATTTGTCCAGCAGCTTCTAAATTACCTGCTTGAACTCTATTAGCTCCAGCAATTGCTCCACGCTGGTCGCCCTCTCTGTTAGCTGCCATTTGAGTTGCTACCTGCGCATCAACCTGGTCTTCCATTATTTCGTAAGCTTCTTTGTTAATTGAAAGAGCATCCATTTCGTTTTTAGTAAGTTCCTTTTCAACCTCAGCCATAGCCATAGCCGCTGCTCTTTCTGCATCTCTCGCTGCTCTTTTTTGTTTTGCAGCTCCTGCGAAACTCATTGCTGTTGTTCCTACTGAAAGTGCTAATCCTCCTATTGCTACTATTGCTCCTGACATAATAATTTTTTATTTAATATAACGTGCTCAGGAAGGTCTTTGTAATTTTCTGTATATACCTCATCCTCAGCATCTTTTATTGTTTTTGCGTCTGTCCTGTAAACACAAACCCAGGTCGTGTCTTCATGTATGTAAGCTACTCTTTGAGTTCCTATCTCAGTCATTACTTTCATTGGTGATTTAATTCTTTTTACCTCTCCACTATCTAATAAAACTGACATCTCTCCTTTTAAAAAAAAAGAAGGATGACTTTGTTTATGAATAAAGCTAACCACTAATGTTCCCTTAGGCATAAATATTTCTCTAGTATATAACCCATCTTTTAAATGATGATTCAAAGGCATTATCTTCTCCATTTCTGATGTATGATGCTTTACTGAACCTTCGTGGGCTATAAGATTTTGTTTAAATTCATTAATGTTATCCCAAAGAAGCCCCCTGTTTTGGTGGACGTAATCTAATATTTCCTCAGGCTTATTTTCTTTTCTTTTAAATATACTTAATATACCCATAACTTTTACAAAGATATGAATTTTAAGGGAAACTTTTGAATGCCTGACTTTTTACTGCAAATAATTCTGTCGATGAAGTGTTTTCGTTGGTTAATGTAAATTCACAAAAGTGACCCATCACTCCTTGAGACTCTGCAATTGAATTTTTTATGTATAAAAAGTATTCATTTACACCAGGGATTGGCACGCTTCCAGGAATTAAAGTATTAATAGTTACTGTAGATGTTCCGTCATTTTGATTTACTAAAGACGTTACCTCTCCTGCTAAATTAGGGGTATATAAACTACCTATTAGCAATCCAAAATAAAAGGCATCTCCTACAGATAAAATAGAACCTATAGTAGTAGGCGGTATAAACGTAATAGCTGCAGTTCCAGCGCCAATAACAACGTTGTCACTACTACCAACGCCTGTCAAAGAACGTAATGAGTATTGCTCGTTAATAGCAGGTACACCTCCAGAATTTCTTATAAATGCAAACCAGTCAGATTCTTTTTGTTCAAAGTAGTCTTCATTAATAAACCCAGTTGTTTGCAAGTCGGTAACAAAAGTTCCTGCCCAAGAATCGTCACCCTCTAAAGCAATTGTTTTAAACTTCTTATTATCTAAAGGAGACTCGTTAAAAACACTTGTTAATGTTGACTTGCCTTGTATCCCATAAAAATTATTTCTAGGCACATTATCTGCATTGTGCTGATATAAGTTCCCTGATTTAAAAGTGAATAAAAACTGATTCATTCCCTTTATTGCTTCAGGAAAGTAAGAATAAAATGACGGCCATCCCTTGGCAGATTCACTATATGTTACTGTGTAATTTTCCATATTTTATTTTTACGTTGGGGGGATGCAAGTTTGTATGTTACTTACAACTCCGTTTGTTACTGTAATATATTGACCGTTATCCATTAAATAGTTTTGGTCTGTAGCCCTAGTCACTCCGTCATGGTCTAAGAAAATAGGGTTGTTTAGAACAGGATAAGCATTGACTGCATTAAAAAATCTTGCAAAGAAAAAAGTTCCTGTTACAGGTTGACAGAAAGTAGTAGAACCAATAGCATTAGCCGTAAAGCTAGGTAAAGCCGCAGGACACTCTACTGTCAAAAACCATCCTGTACTTGCGCATGGACCTAAAACCTCTATAGACACAGTCCCTGGTGATGCGTTTGGCTTAGGTATAACCATAAGATTATTTTGAGCCTGACCTCCTCTAATATCATCTCCTGCATTAATTGTTATAGTTCGAGTAGAAGGGGTATCTGGTATCCATCCATTTGAGTCATAGCCATTAAAAGCGTTATAAACACTTGTATTAGGTGTAGCTGGAACACAAGTGTCTGTAGGGTCTCCTAGTATAGTAAAGGCATTTGCCACACCACTAGTAGACTGTAAGTTTCCATCTGAAGCGCTTGATAGTCTATTGTAAAAAACACCATCATATAATACTCTTATTCCGTCAGGAATATCTGCAGGATTAAAATAAACTATAATAGCTCCAGTATCTGACACTGTAGTTCCTGCATCTATATCTAATTGATATACACCTCTTGCTCCTTGTGGGGGAACCAAAGTTCCTCCACATGGAAGTCCTGCTGGAGTACATGTTCCAGTAGCTATAACAATACCATACTGTATTTCAATATATGTACTGTCAGCTAATATTACAAACTGACTAGTTGCCGTATTGTTTATTGCTGTACCTCCACCATCATCTAGAAACACGTAGTTCCCAATACCTGGGGTTGCTAATGTTTCAGGAGTAAATGTTATTGGAAATGTTGCTGTCGTAGTTGCGTTTTGTGCAAAGTAATAATTTATTGTTGCAGCAGCACAAGTGTCATCTGCTTGAATTCCAGAACCTAAAAAACTATCTAGTTGAATAGGACAGTCTGTTTGAAAAGAAAAAAACGTTCCTTGGATTGGCGCATAAAAATCAACATTTAAAGTACTAACACTAGTTGAGTTTTTAGGAATAACCTGAGTATAAACTCTTGTTCCTCCACCTCTAAGGTCTAGCTGATTTGCAGTAACTGTAATAGGCTGAGAATTTCCACTTGGTATATATGAACCGTCAGTTTGTATAGTGTATATTGGAAGAGATGTAGTGCTTACTGGCGTATTGTTATTTGAACCATAGTATGTCGGCTGACCTAATGGGGTGTTAAGCCCTACTGGTCCTCCTACGTTTCCTATGTATGTGAGCTGATTATATGTCTGCCCATTATACGTAACCAGAACTCCATCTGGAATCAGGTTTCCAACAATAGAGTAAATTACTACTGCACCTGTATTTGGTCCTCCACTAATTTGACCTAAGAAAGTTCCGTTTATATCCTGAGATTCTCCTGCAACATTACCACAAGGCAAAGCACATTGTGGACAAGGCTGAGCTGGCAATAGAACACAGTTAAGTAGTTCACGCACAATTATGCCATTTGAATATAATCCGTTAGGAGCGCAAACATTCATTTCATCATCAGCAAAAATTGCCGTTGAGCTCGCTAAGTCTGGTCCGTTTAAATAATATGTTCCTGATACTGCCATTTTATTTTATTTTATTAAATACAGGTTATTGTATTATATTGTGTTATAGAAGCTATAGTCCCATTAGCTGCAATCTCCAGTAAAAACCAATCATTAGGAATAATATAACTTGTGTTTGTAGGGTCTACGTAATAATATTGTATATCACTTGGGCCATTTAAACTTCCTCTGTATAAATAAAACCCTTGTCTACTTGCTCCTACAGGACTACCGTTTTCATATAATTGACTTCCAACAGTAATACCATAGGTTGAATAATATTGAAACGCTGGTTGTGAAGTACACTGAGATAAGCTATAGTCTCCTTGAACAATATCTGTAAAGAAATCATCCATACCACATTTTGCTAAAGTAGCTGAAGCTTGAGGCTTATAACTAAATCCTGTGCTTGGGTCTGTACAATTAAAAAATTGTTGAGTTAAGTTTAAAGTTGCGTCTGGAGGACCAGTGGGAGGTACGACACAGTCACAGCATACATCAAGTGCATCTATTGTTCCAAAACATAATTCTGCCTCCGTTGGTTGTCTGTAGTCGTATACTAAATATAAGTTAGACCCAGTTGCTGTCATTGTATAATTCCCTATATACTGTTCTGGAGCAAGTGCTACATCTAAAGGTAGCGCTGTTCCTGCTGCGGTTATTAAAGAAATAATATCAGCTGGTGTAGCTGTATATGTTGTGTTAGTTCTTAAAGCATAAAACTCATTTTCAGTTGGCTCAAAAACAAAGTTATCAGTATTTCTTTTGTTGCAGATAACCTGAACTGATGCATTATCAGCTGGTACAACACCTGCTCCTTGTGGTGCAGTAATTGAATCAAACTGACTAATAATAATAAAATCAGTTCCATCAATAAAAGATACTTGCTGTGAATGTAAAGGAGATTGATATGTTCCATCAATCCACCTGTACTCGTTATGTATGTTTTTTCCAACATCAGTTGAGTTAGTTATACATACCTGGTACACGTTAATAATATCAGCAACAGGACACTTAACAGTAACTTGTATTGTAGCTCCAGCTATCCCACTCAAGGTTACCTGAGACTCGTTCTCACTTACAACATTTTTATCAAAAGTAAAAGTAGTTGTTCCATCAGAAAGAGTAGTTGTTGGAACAACAGGCAAGCCGTTGTATATAATTCCTATACTACTGCCTGATGAATTGCTTGCGATAATTTCTATATCTGTGTTCCCAACTAATAATCCTAAGTCTATACAATATTCAAAAGTTTTATCCTCTGGGAAAGTAAACGTTCTTTCAATTCCACATGCAATACAAACCTCTTCAGATGGAAGCTCTTCATCGTTCATGCTTAAAACATACTCATTCATGTAAGGGTCAAACCCTCCAATTTTTTGTTTGTTCAAACTGTCTTTAAATCTATCTCTAAACCAAGACCTCATTCCAGCCTCAGAAACAACAGTTAGTTGCTCGTTCTGACCTGCTGAGCCTGTTAGTTTAATAACTGCTCCACGTTTTGCGTCTGTGAAATATTTATCATATCCCCATGCACAAAAGCTCTCTGGGTTTCGTGAGATACCATACTCTTCAATTCTAGCTAGTTGAGTTCCAAGAACCTCAGGTACAGATGCTATTGTTCCACCTCCTGCCGAGTCACTCAATAAGTTTTTACCTGCTAAGACATACGATATTTTATCTTCTTGAAGAACCAGTATGTCTGTTTCTCTTCCAGATAATTTTTCAATAGGTCCGTAAATATCTTCTAATGGCTTAAAGTTAAGCAAGCCTAAGTTAAATTCATTTAGCTTGTTTACATTACTTTCGTTGTTATAAACACCACTATATGTTAAATCAGAAAAACGATGTGCTTGCCTAAATTCTAACTCAGATGTAGAGGTTGTTCTTTCTCCTAAAGAAAATTCTTTTCCAATAATAGAATCACGTATTCTATAGCTTTCAACTCCATTCCCAAAAGAAAAGCAGTTAAAAAAATCAGTTAAGACAATTGCAGATGCTGAGCCTGTTTGATTTTGCACATTACCTTCATGTCTCCCTGTTGCTTTGTCAATACTATATACGTCTGCTGACTCATACCATAAATCTGGGGTAGCCTCTCTTGGCTCAGTCTCAAACACTAATGTGTTTTCTGCTCTGAAAACTTCAATATTAGCATCAACACATGCTCTCTTTGAAGTAGCTCTCCCTGTACCTTTACAGGTATTTGTTCCTACTAAACCAAGAACAAGTTGATTGGTTGTAGCGTTACGATGAAACTGCCATTGATATACACATCGGTCTGTAGGCATATTATTAACGTCAGTTCCCAATGCTGGGTTGTAGTAGTTTTGATAATACGGTGGGGGGCAATCAGGGTCTCCAGAAACGCTTGCAGCTCCTTGGTCTAACCTAGCCGCTATATTATCTCCATCAAACCATTCTTTAAAATTATCATAATCTTGAGATGCTACTAGTTTTAAATCTAGAACATATTCTCTCTTCTCACACCTGCTCCCTTTACCTCTTCTTGAAAATTTAACATAAAGATTTATTCTTGACCCTGCTGGAAGTGTGTAATCTACAAACTGACCTGGGTTTCCTTCGTCTGCTATATTTACAGGGTAACCAAGCTTTGGATGTCGGTTACCTTTTCTCCTACATGTCCCTCTACCTCCTGGTAATATGGTAGGATTATCTCCTTGAGTTACTTGAAAATCATTTGCAATAATCTTCATGTAAGTTCCAGCTGGAATAGGGATTGGGTTTCCACTATCGTCTAGTGGAGGTGGAACTAAAAAATCTTCAGTCTGAGCTTCTTTCTGTAAAACAGTAGCGTACTGACATCTCGATGAGGGACCTGCTGTATCTGCTTTAACTCTAAGCCTGTCTCCTTCTTCAACCTTTCTTGCGTTCTCTCCTTCTAATAAAAAGTAAGTAGCTGCAGTTGAAGCTTCATCAATAAATATATTTGTGTATATTGTATTGTAATCCTCAAAATCTGGCTTTAGTACTAGCTTATATCTATCCGCCCATGAAGGAGCAATTTGAGAAGGCGGTATGATTACCTCTATTTTATTTTGTAGCTGAGCCGCTGAGCAGCCAACATGTATTGTATTATTTGGGCTTACAAGTGCAGTAGAAGAGCGTCCAAACTCATCCATGTAAACAATCCCTACCTCGTAATCTCTATCACTGTGAAGACTTGTTGGATTTCCTACACCAGAATATTGACCTTCAGCAAATGATACGCTATAATACTCATAAACAGTTTGTGTTGGAGCAGCTAAATCATCTACAAATGCCATTGCTGGAATAACAAAACCTATCTCTGTACTTCCTGGGCTTGTAATTATTTCTATTGGCTGGCCAGCAGAAGTAACACCACTTTCAAACTTAGAAAAAGCATCCAAGTTATTTGGTACTACACAATTCCATTCGTCTGTAATAGTTGAGCCATCACAAGAGGTTTCGTTTCCTGGGACTGGGTCGTATACTGGAAGTATATTTGCAGCTGTACCTATGGTCTGTAAAAACAAAGGGTCTGTTGCTAACTCATAAACGCTATTGAAATCTTGAGGAAGTATAAAAACAAATCCTAAATCTAAGAGTCCTGATGTTTGAGAAGGAAATGGAGTTTGTCCAGTGAAACCAAAATGAGTATATCTAATGTCAAAAAATATAGAAGCTCCAGCAACTAAGTCTAAATTATCTAAATCAAAAAATGCAGCTGAATTAGTTGCGCTAAAGTTTACATCTATACTGTAATTAAAATTCTCTGTCCTGTCTGGCACATCCTCAGCGCCAATGTCTTCAGATATTAGGTTGCAATAATACTCTAAGCGTAAAGGGTTTGTGTTTAAATCAAGTAAATCATACCCATCAACATAGTTCCCATAGATAAGCCTATTTCCCATTATTGTTTGAGCCTGAGCTAATAAAGGGACATTGTCAAAAAGCCTAAATAGCTGAGTAGGGTTAATTACAGTATATATCTTACTGTTAGAAAAACTCAATTGATACTCTGTATTGTCTGCGTATCCTAGGTTTTCTTTATTAAAAACTTCTATAGACTTAATAACGTTAGAGGTGGTTTCTTTAAATACAACCTCTATAGCTTTAACAAGCGGACCTCCGCTATTGTAAGTTACGTTTACATTATTAAAAATATTAGTCATTCCCTCATTTAAACCTGAGTCTATAGCGTAGTTAAATCCTTTAGGAGTAAACGCTGGTTCTGTAAATTGAGACAATGCAGAATACTCACCATCTTCATACCTATATCTATAAGAAAAAGTTATAAACCTTTCTTCTATAAAGTTTTCTTCGCCAGACAAGTTTGTTAACTGAAATGACGGAGCTGCTACAGGAGGTTTTTTAATAACTAAAAGTTGCTCTTCTAAATCAGGTGAGTTTGAATTATAGTTTCTTGTAATATTTATAAACCTAGGTTGATTGTAGTTGTCTGTCCAAAACAACAAGTCTTCTACTCGGTTCACTCCTGTTATTAAAAAGTCCTCGCTAAAGTTTAAAATAGTTTTTACTGGGTCAGCTGTTATAACGTGATATGTTAAAAGATTTTGCTGTACATTATATGACACCACCATATCAACAATAACGCCTGATGCATGTGCTGGGTCATTAACAAACCAATATAAAGTTTCTCTCTGACCGTCTTCGTAAGCACCAATACATTTAGTCTGTGAACTTAAAGGGATTCCTTGGTAAGCTAAAGATGTTAACTGATTATTGCCTTTTGCATTTTCAACAGACCCAACCTCAGATTCTTCTGTAGAGCCAAGTCTAATATTTAAGGCATCAACATATTCTCCATTAGGAATCAAGCGTTCATCCACGCTTTTATTCATTCGACCTGCGATAAAATTTCTAGTAGTTTCTGCCATGTTTATTTAATCCACTTGTCCATACCTCTAATGTTCTGTATTAAACGACCAGGGTGTATATTACTAATTCTAAGCTTTGCGTTTCTCAATAAGGCTGAGCTTCTTTTTCTTGCTCTACCTATAACATATTCTTGTACACCAAACTTACTGTTTAATATAGCGAATAAAACGTAGGCATAAACATATTCTTCAAATAATTTATTTACACTTATTAAAGAATCATCTCCGCTTTCCATTCCATCAGATACATATTCTAAAACACATAATTCTCCTGCCATGTCTGAACTAAAGTTTATAACTCCAGCTTTTTTATTTATTGAAAAAGTAGGATTAGAGTTAGCCGTTTCTGTATTCAACCCAAACTGCCCACCAATTCCATAATCAAAATACCAATCCCCATCTACGCAATAACCCTCTCTATTGTTGTAGGGGCTTTGCTGGTTTAAGTAAATGCTTCTTTTAGTACCTTCTATCCTCTGCATGTCTATCGTGGACGTAGAGGGCTTTAAAATGTTTCCATCATGGTCAAACAATATTCTACATTTGTTGTCTTGAAGATATGCGTCACTCCAGTTTGTTTGAATGTTTTCTGTTAAAGGCCTAAGAACACCATCTCTATATAGAGATATTCTAACCCAGTTTACATAATCTGGCGGCATAACGTATCTTAACGTATCACACACATCTAGTTCAAGTATTTTTATTTCTTTAAACGCATCATAATTTAACTCTTGTATTGCACGCTTTGCATGAAACAATATTTTATATCGCTCTTCGTTATTTACTAAGCTATGATTCCCAGCGTACATTAACATAAAGTTGTTTACTATATCGTATAAACTTACATATTGATAAGAACCCCAGTTAGCATCTTCTGTATGAGGGCTTCCTGTGTTTTCGTAGTATTGATATTCGGTTAAGTATGCCATTATTGTTTTTCGTTTTGCGTTTCTCTCATCTCCATTGATTGACCAAACTGAATAGCTTGAACCTCTCTAATTGACATTCCAGCGTATTGTAATATTTTATTTACTAATGTAGGTTCATCTTCATCAGGTATTTCAAAATCTTGATACAAAGAATCTGATGGATTAAATGAAGGCTCACCCCCTATAAGCTGAGCGTATGTCCACTTAGGGTCTTTAGGATATCTTATATACTGACACAAGACTCTTCCTGCAGATGTTAATCCTGAGTTTACGACATTTACTCCCCATTGAAAATTCTGTGGGTATACCTGAATTACCACTCCGTCTTGTGCGTATGCTGGAAACAACTCAGTAGGCTTAGTTAAGTTAGACATGTTAAGTTGTGTAATCTTTTTATTCGTAACCTTTTCACATTCATTAAGACCGTTTCTTAAAGTTAAAACAGTATATGCCTGAGGTGATACTAAAAAAATATCTTTATCTAAGATTAATGTTGTAGTTGCAGAGGTTGCTAAAAACCTAACGGAAGCTACCTTCCCAGTGTCTAGGTTTACAACAACATCTCCAGGCTGTACTCCAGCTGCAAAAAAGTTTATGTTTGAATCAATTAATTCATTAGGAGAAACAGTAGTATTGTTTCCGTTATTAACTAAATATTCTGTAAGTAATAGTACCTTATTAATAAGGTAGTAATTGTCACCTGTTGTAGGTGTTGTTGGTACGCTATATGTGGAAGTAGAAGATGGGCTTGTGAGTACCTCACTAGCTCCATTTATATATACTGGCTCAAGAAAATCTTGTTTTGAAAAGATATCTATAGCGTCTTCATATAATTTTTTTATATCTGCAAGTCCTGTTCCTGATTGCCTGGCATTCTCCTTAGTTACTTGAAAATTATATTGATAAAAATAATCTTCAAAAATATCTAATTGCGCCTGCTTGGCATATAGGTTAAAGTCACTAGGAGTAATATACCCATAGTTGTTTTTATTAAGAACCGACAGCACAGTTTCTCGTACCGAATTAATTATGCTCATCTGTCATTTTATTTACTACAAAGATAAGCAAAAAAAAAGAGGATACATTTCTGCAGCCTCTTCTTAATCAAGTTGGAGTAATCAGCTCCTTATTATTATGAACACTTCGATTACAAAAGTAATGATTATTTTTTGTTATCCAAGTTTTTTTCAAGAAATTTTAATACATCAATACCTTCATCAGATTGTAAATACCCTGCTACTACGTAGAATGCATCTTCTCCAAAGGGAATGTTTACCATTCTCTTTTTGTTCTTATCTGTATTAAAGTATACGTCTCTCTTGTTATTTTTAAATATTAACACCTTGTGAGCAAAGAACTCTTGTACTTTAGAATTTAATTTTAAAGTAGGGTCTTTGACTGCACGCAAGAACCAGTCTGGCTGTTGCTCTGCATATATTAATATGTCTCTTCTTAATTCAGAAGAGGTAGTTCTAGAAACATCTGTGTTGAATAAAACTCTAGCTAAAGCCTCTACTTGGTCAATATCTAATTGACGAGCCTCTATAAGAGCATCTACTCTAGAATTTAAAACATCCATTTCTTTTTGAGCATCTTTTTCAGTATCAACCTCAACGAATTTATTTCCGTTCATTGGATGAAAATGTAAGAACTCTTGAAGTGCCTGGTTTGTTCTTGGAACACTCAAGAAACCATCTTCAAAAACAATTGGTTCTACAATAGCGTTTCCATCTTGTTCATCCTCAAAAGGACTCTTCTGGTTTCTTGCGTATCGTAAAGCCCTGTTTTGTCCTGTGGCTTCATCAAAATACATTAATGGGTATCTTCTTGAATTTCTAGTTGGCAGCATAAAAGAAAGTGGCGCTGCATCTTTGGTAAGTTTGTAAGTCTTATTGACTAAGTTAATTTTTTTCATTTGATTATAATTTAGATTTAATAAAAGTAATAATTACCCTCGTCATAATAACGAGGGTAATAATTACATATTTAATTTATGATTGAAAAATCACAAAGTTGTTTGCACCCATAGTACATACACATCTTTCAGATAGGAAGTTTACTTCCATAGCATCTAAATCAGATGTTGCTGCACCACCAGCTGAACCTGTAATCCAAGTCTTGTACTTTCTGTCTTCAGTTTCAGAAGCTCTGTAACGTACATGTAAGAAAGGACGCTTAGCATTCTTTCCAAGGATTTGGTCATAAACAGTTGTAGAACCTGCTGGTACTAACAATCCATTTACAGCTCCAGTTCCAGTTAAACCACCACGCATAGTTGGGTCGTTTAAGTATTTCCAGTCAGACTTATAGAAGTCATAACCTCTACGGAATCCTGTGAATCCAAGGTTTAATGCCATCTCTTGGTCGTTATCAAACAAACCATAAGAAGTACCATTAGCACCTACTTGAGCAGAACCGTTAAGCTCAGCTAACATGTCATCAATGTCAAATCCAAATTGTCTGTTTAAGAAAAGTACGTTTTCTTCAATCGCACCTTGCTTATCTAAACGAGAAATGATTGCATCGAAATCTGCAAGAGCAACTGGGTTACCACCAGCCCATACATTTCCTCTGTTCTCTACTGCATGGAATACACCTTCAGAACCTTTGTTCCCTACGTCACCACCTGCAGCAATTGCTCCAGAACCTGCTTCTGCTGGTACTGCTTCAATCATTGACGTCTCTAAGTAATCATCAAAACGTAAACGAGTTTCATGCTCAGACTTCAAATACCATAAGTATCCTGAAGCTCCGTTTTCAGAAGTAACTTCAATCCATCCGATTTGAGCCATATCAGAACCTGATACTGCATACTTATCTTTGATGATAATTGGTGAGTTGTCGAAGATTTCATCTTCAGCTTCTAAAGAACCTTGCATTCCATTGCTTCCTTTTTTAAATTCAGAACCATAGATAAAGATAGTAGCATCTGCATTTCCTGCTCCTGAACCACCTGTATAACCTGCTGCTGCATAAAATGCTACAGAAATTTGGTTTGCGTTTAATCCACCTGCAATACCTACTGCAGTTACAATTCCTTTAAACTCTCCTGAGTCATCATTGTTAGTAACTACGATAGTTTGACCAACACGTACAGCGATAGTTCCAGCAGTTAAGCCTGTTGTAGCTCTGTCTGGCACTAATGCATCATTAATATCAAAGGTTACGTTTCCTCCAGCGACTACTGCGCCAGTCCCAACCTGTGTATATTTTGTGTGTAATCTCCCTTGCTCTGCCCACTTCACTAGGTCTGAGTTACTTGGTAATTCAGCTCCTACTAAACGTAAGAAAGAAGAGATAGTTCTATTACCATAACGCTCGAATTCTTTTTCATACGTGTCTGGTAAATACTGGTTCAAAAAGTTGAAGTCAGTAATGTAATTTGTAGCCAACGGCACTTGTTGTGGTGCTGGCTGTAGCTGAAATCCTGGTCCTGTTGGAACAGTATTTGGCCCTAATAATTGTCCTGCCATTTTTTAATTTTTTAAATGTTGTTAATTTTTGTTTTTTAAACTTCTAATTTTCAACCCCTTACCTTCACTTGGATTTACTGCACGATACTGAGTTCCTCCTTTTGAAGTTACCTCAGGAGCAGAACGTGTAGACATGTTAATGTTTTTCATTTTTCTAGTCACATCATCCGTTGCTGCTGCTTGTCCTTGCTCGTAAAAAAACCTTGCGAATTTATCAGGGTTTCTTGCTGCTGACAATGCTTTATGATACTCACCTGCATCTTTAACTAATCCATCTTCATTCAAGTGTGAGCCAATAAAAGTGGCTAGACTTGATTGAGATTTTTTAATCTCTTCTACTGACCCTCCTGGACTGTACAACAATTGCTTACCATCAATGTCAACCTTAAAACCTTTAAAGTCTTGATTCAGCACCTTGTCTGTTTCTGTATTAAAGAAATCCACTCTCATAGAGTTGTCATCTTTCTGAGTCTTTGCATTCTCAACATGTTGCTTGTACGCCTTGTAGTCTTCATTGTCCTCAGAAATACCAGTTGCACTTGACTCAAGTGGCTGCTTATACATTTCTTTCTGTTCATTGAAAAACTTCTTAGCTCTTACAATTGCCTTTTTCTTTTTTAACTTAGCTCTTTTAACATCAGACTCATCATCTATATCCTCATCATAGGAGTAATCCTCCATTAATAATTCTACATCTTCTTTATCTATACCTTCTTCGGTAGCTAAAAGATACTCAGTTAAAATCTGGTCTTCATCTAAAGAATCAAAGTCTCTGTTTAATTTAACATAGTCTTCAATCCCTCTGCCAGTTTTCTTTTTATAATCAAAATAAGCTGACACATCTTCAGGTAGTTCTTCGTTGCTTTCTCTTTCCGCAAACAAATCATCTACTGATGATATATCCTTATCATATCTGTTCTTAATATAACCAAGAACATCTTCTTCTCTTAGTTCAGTTCCTTGCGTTTCCTCTGGAACTGTAGTTTGTTCTACAGCTTGTGGCTGTTGTTCATGCTGTTGTTCTACTTTCTCTATTAGAGTTTCTTCTACTTGAGCAGCAGACTTTTCTTCTACAGCACCTACTTCTTTTACTTTGAATTCCATTAAATTAAATTTTAGTACAAATATAGTACATTAAACAATACTTTTTATTTAGCTTGTTGTGCCCTTAATAGCAGCTTTTTTAGCTAGTTTTTTACCTGCGTACTTAACGAGTGCTCCTAATCCTTTTGCAGCTCCAGAAGCTACCCAAGACACATTTCCTGAAGCACCTTTTCTTGTGCTTTCTACTGACACTGGAGTTACGCTTTTTCCTAACGCTTGAAGCCTTCGCTGCTCAGAAGTTGAGTTAGCATTCGTTAGCGCTTTTTGTAACGGTTTTCTTTGGATAACTTTGTTTCTATTTCTTAATCTATCTGCTGGCATATTTATTTATTTATTTATCTTGGGTCAAACTCCGCTAAATCAAATCCGTCTAAACTATCTTCATTAGACTCAAATCTTTGAGGAGGTAAATTATTTTTTCGTTGGTTAATTAGTTTTGATTGTTCTGAA